AAGTAGCATACTGACTATCAGTTGTTTCTTGTTGAGAAAAACAGCCACTTTCAGAATTTATTAAGTAAAAATGTCCAGACGATTTTCCTTGTAAATCGACATAAGATTTGCCATATCCAGGCACACGCTTCCCTTCTACCAGACAACTCACAACGGGTGTATATATAGATATCATATTAAGGTATAACGTATCCGCATTGCTCGTATCAACCTTACCACTCCATGTATCATATTCAGCAGTAAAATGTGATATAAGAACATTTTTTTCCAACCAATAAACTGGCATAGACGCTACGCCCCTATGAGATATATAAACAGAATTTATATTTGTAACATCATATTTATACAGTGTACAAATTTCATTAGTTCTAATTGTACCATTTGAGTCAATTATATAACCACTTTGAATATCAGATGGCTCTAGTACATAAATATCTTTGGGTAATTCTAACGTGTTTTCTAAGTTAGCTAAATCTTCCTTTAGCGAACCAGTTTCCGTTTTCAGTGAAGCAATGTCTGTCTTGTTCTGCTCGATCTGTGCGGCCTGTTCGTCACTCATATTGTCACCTTTTGGCCCTTTATCGCCTTTATCACCTTTGAGTCCCTGTTCTCCATATACGCCTATTACACCTTTTTCTGTTGAATAAAAACTGTCATCAGTGTAATCAGTTCTCTGCCAATGCCAAAGATATTTCTTTTCCGCTGTCATAGTCGGCGGAGTTGTAAGCCACACCTGTCCAAAAGCCTTATCTGTATTAGATGATGACAAAGCATAATAATCTGTTATCTTTTTAATACCTACCCCTTTATCACCTTTTGAACCCTGAATTCCCTGCGGTCCCATAACATTACCAACGTCTTCGCTGTCTCCATTCGAAAACGTTATTGTCAGATTTCCGTCTGCGTCAACAGAAGCTGACTCAATAGATATTCCTCTTAGTGATTCTTTCTGTTCAGGTGTCAGCGATTCAAATGCTACGGTGC